TGTACACACTGTACTCCATCAAGGGTGGCCTTCCGAAGCCAAGTCATGAGAAATGTTTAAAATCTCTTGAATTGCATCGGAAGACAACCACTGAGGGTGGTGTGACACCAAAACCCATTCTTGACCTGGCCGTAAGGTTCTCGGAACAGTACAGGAGTGAATTTCAGCCGGACCCTCGGGCTATATCCCTCACAAATTCCTCTTCCTCCACATACGAGTACTCTCGTAAGGATGGTGGTAGAGGTTCATTTATGAAGGATACTTTCGCGAGGGTCCTGGCTGGTCTCTCCGAGAAGATGCATTATCAGGGTTCCTATACGGCTCTTGGAGCTATCTGGACGTTCGAGTCCGGATTCCTTCAAGATTCCAGTCTGGGAACCCCAATGATGAAAGACTTCTCAGTACTGTTCCTCCTCGACGATGCGTGTAGAGAGGGTTGGGTTCCAAGACCAACTCAAGAGCCATCTGAGGGTGGTCCGTATACCGGAAGGTATGCGGCCCCCCCAGATATCCCTTGGGAAGGTTTTGAGCCCAAGCCCTACCCTGCCAGGGCCGTGACGGTAGAGGAACAAGGGAATAAGGCAAGGGTCGTGACCCCTGCTGCTTCTGTTGTTGCCTCTCTCCTTCACGTCATGAGAACTTACTGCTATTCATCTCTTAAAAAGGACCCGGAAGTGGGTACTATTTCAGGAGATGGAACGCTGGTAAGCTTCATGAAGAGGGCTAACAAGTTTCTCGAGAGTAGGGATGAGAGTTTCCTTAAGGATCGTGTTCTGCTTTCTCTAGACTTAACTAGAGCAACAGACACGTTCCATATGGATGTCTCTCATTCCCTCCTCTCAGGATACCTGTCAGACCCCTCTACCCCGGTTTTGGTAAAGGTCCTTGGACCCCTCTCGACATCGCCGATGGAGGTATTGTATGAGGATCTGGAAGACATGGAGCTACTGGCAACCAGTAGGGGGATCCCTATGGCTAACCCCTCATCGTGGTTCCTTTTGAATTTGTTCAACCGTTTCTTCTGGGAGTTATCTGGAGCTTTGCTCCGGGAGGCTCCTGGAAGATCGATTGACCAAATCATAAGGAATCTTATGAAGGGTCGGTTTTCGAAACTGAAGTTCCGAAAAACCGGCGGGGATCCACTTACATCGAGGTGCGGAGATGATCAGATTTCCCTTACAACTAAGAGGAGGGCGCTCTTGTTTGAGCGTCTCCTCCCTTTTGGGGGAGCTATCATCTCCGCTGGGGTGCACATGAGGTCTCGGACCTTCGGGACATATACGAAGCAAGTATGCTTCTTGGATCGAAACACCAAGAAGCTCCGCTTCCTAGATATCCTAAGGGTCCGTTCCCTCAGTACACCTGACTCGAGGTTGCCCGGTAAGAAGGAG